GAGTGTTCCTCTCTATCTTGTTATATTCACTAAGAATTATATCTGCTTTCTCTGATGCGTTTTTTGCATCGTAAGGGTTTTTGTAAGTGTTTACCCAATGTTGTGCCTGTGCTTTGTAATACTCGTATTTTTCATAACGTATCTTATCCGGGAATACCCCAAAACTTATAGAGTTTATCCATTGAAAGAAGTCGTCTTTATGATTTACAATATGTTCAGGTTTCCAATCGGTATCTTGTACTACATATCCACCCTGTATCTTTTGCATCAACCTCGGACAAATCTCAAATTTACCTGTCCATTTTGGTTTGTCTTTCTTTCTCAGGTCGTTTAAATTACTTGGATCTGTAGCTTCTTTTACAAAATGTACACCTACCTTCTTTAAGTCTTTAATGGTAGCTTTATCCAATAAGCCTCTCTCATACTGCTTTAAACAGTAATTATAGTATTCTCTTTTTGCTTCGAGTGCTTTTTGGTCAAGTGCCATATTAGAGCCATGATTGAATCTCGTTGAACATTAATGTTAATCCTGATAAGTCTTTTGTCCAAGTAGGTTTATTTTTTACCTGTCCGCCTGATGCTTTAATTCTACCCATTTTATCTTCTCTTATTAAATCAACTGAAAAATCATTCATCACTTTAGTTACTTGAATAATATTTCCTTTATTTATAAGCGAATCACAAACCATGTTAGCCTTACTCACTTCCTCTGTTGCTGTGCTTGTCATATCTAAAACGGTATAACAACCGTACTGCTCAATATAAAATCTTACTTCGTTTTCGAGTGCTGTGTATAATGGCTCTGCGTTTGGAAGTAAACATCTTGCCCTACCGTCTGCTGCCAATGTTCCTAATGCAACCTGTGTTCCGATATAAACCTGATTGTATTTAAACTCGATATAACCGGTAAATGAAGTGTTATTTGCTATAGCCGCATTAAGAGTGAACACACATTCAATTTCATTCTTTACCGAACTGTATGCGATGTCTGTTCCGTTTTTACCATAGAAAAGCTGAATAGTTACTACCCCGGCATTGTCTTTATCGTAAACAATCCTGTAATCTCCTGCGGGTTTTACTTTGAAATCTGTAAACAGATGATCTGGATAAACTTGCAATGTGCCTGCTGTATTGTAAACAAGCCATGACTTATTAGCGAACACTACCGGAGTAATGCTTAGTGCTTTTGTTGCGAAGTCTCCCCCTGCGAGAGTATAAGTCTCGATAGTTAAAGGAAACGGTAATACTTTACCTGCTATTGGTATGGCAGATAAGGCAATGCTACCATCCCAGTCGGGTTTGATAGCATTGCCATTTTCTAAATACATTCTGTTCATAGCTGACTATGATTGGATTGCATCAATTTTTGCCTGAATAGCTGCTGCATCTTCTGTACAAGTAAACTTAACAAGATTTTCTTTACCTGTGCGAGCTACAAATTCACCACCACCGTTTAACTGCAAGTTTGTTTCAACTGTTACATTGGTAAAGGTAAGGGTATTGCCCTGATCTGTCAAGCTTCCACCAATGGTTACTGTAACCTGACCTGAAATTCCACTTTCACGTTTTTGTGTGAAGAAGATTGTACCGGCTGCGTTAAGTGCAATCACTGCTGTTCCTTCTGCAATCAGATTTGTTTTAGAAGAGTTGCTGTAAATTCTTACCCTACGTGTTGTTCCAGTTACTGTTTCGAGTGTCCAGTACATAACTTGGTTTTCACGAATGCTTCCGTAAACGCCCCATGCGCTTGTTGCTCCGGCTGTTCCTGGGGTAATTGTTACTGCTGATGCTTCGTTTTGGTTGTCTCTGATACTTCCACCAACGATGTCTTCAACGATGAATGAACCTATGTATGATGCGCAGTTTCTATTGTTAATACTACGTATCGTTAATGAGATTGCGTTTGCCATAATTTTATATTTTTATGGTTAATAATTTGGATTAATTAGGTGTAAAAATAAACTATAATTTTCAATTATGCAATTTTTATTTAAACTAATTATAAATTAGACGCTCAATTATCTGATTATCAATATATTAATTTTTAACATTAAAAATAAATTAATTTCGTTTTGTTTTAATTATTAAATTTGTTTTCAAAATATTTAAAAATGCGAAGATTTATTACGGTTATAAATGATAACAAATCTAATCCTGAATCTTATAACGGTATTACATTCATAGTTGCAATTAAAGGAAGAGACTACAATATAGCCGGATTTGTTAAAAATATTATGATGTATGATTGCAATATTATTTTTGTAAAACAATCAGACGACAATCCGTTTAACAAAGGAGCTTTATATAATTTAGCATTTAAATTTTGCAAAACAGATATTGTTATTTTTGCTGATATAGACATACGACATATTGAAAAATACAACTTTTCAGAGTTAATGCAAAAATACAATTCTCCATTTGTTCCATTTGACTGTATAAGACATGTTAAAGATAATATGGTGATTGATTCTAATTTCAGATTAACTGCATGGGGAGGTTGTGCTGTATTTACTAAAAAGCAATTCGAAGAATGTGGAGGTTTTAGTAATAGAATATTGCATTGGGGATTTGATGATGAGCTTCTGAATAAAAGGGCAAACATGCTTCGTTTAAAGGGAAGTATTAACCATATACACCATGAAAGACTTGATAGGTTTTCAAAATTTGAAGGATATTATGAAAAGAATAAAGAAATTTTTGAAAATGATAATCCTGATAGAGACAATTTAAATACCGTAAGTGGGGAATTAGTGTTTAAGCAAATAGAAGATAATATTACGTGGGTTGAATATAAAAACCTTGGTAATGATACGGTTTTTGCACCAGTTAAAAAACAAATAAATATTCCAAATAAAAAAACAAAGATAGGTGCTATTTACACTACTTTCTATGACCTTGACATGATAGAAAAATCAATCAATTCATTAAGACTTGTTGTTGATTATATTGTAATGGTTCATCAAAAAGTAGGATTTAATGGTACTACTGAACCTGATTTTAATAATGAAATCATTGAACGACTAATTAATAAAGGACTTATAAACGATATTATCTATTTTGAAGGCAAAGATATTTCAACAGGAATGATTGAAAAATTTAATTTAGGACTTGAATATGTAAAAAATAATAATTGTGATTTTGTTATTACATTAGCCCCAGATATGAGATATAATGCTTCTGATATTAAATCTGAAATAATAAACATGACAGAAGAAAATATCGAAACACTATACATGCCATTAAAAGCATATTATTATGATGAAAAACATTATTTTATTGATAGTTATTATTATCGTGCCATATACAAAGTAAACAATAGAATTTTCGAGAGGACTAAAAGTAGTGTTTTATGCGACCCATGCGCTAAAATGAGAGAAGATAATTTTAAAATAAGTGAGTTCTATTGCCATCATTATACATTTCTTAAAGATAAATATTCAAATAAATTAAATAATTCAATACGTTGTACTGCTGTTTACAGACACAAAGTTGAAATGCAACAAATTTATGATAGGTTGTTAAACTGGAAAGAAGGAGAAACAGCTTTAGTATTTACAAATGACATGAAATTAAATGGCAAGGTCGTACTTGCTGAAAAAGAATTAGAAATTAAACCACTTAATAAAATTGCAGTATTAATTCCTATGTGGAAGCGACCTATAATAACAAATTATACATTTTCATACTATTTAGAGTTAAAAGAATTACTTAAAGATGAAATGGAATTAATTTTAATTTGTGTCGGTTCCGAAGGAGAAATATCAGAATCTATTGCTTTAAAAAACAACTTTAATTACTTAGAATACTCAAATGAGTCCATACAGTTAAAGCATGATGCAATATACACAGAAGCAAAAAAATACAATCCTGATGCTTGTTTAAAGATTGATAGCGATAGTATAGTTTCTATTGAGTTCTTTAGATATTGGAATGAGCTTATAGATAATGGGTGTGATTACTCAGAAGTTCTTGACATTTATTTTATGTTTAAAAATTGTGTTGGATATTGGGGTGGATATGAAGGAAAAAGAAATGGAGAAGGGACTGGGGTTGGTAGATTTACTTCAAAAAAACTACTTGATTTGATGGATTGGAAAATAATAGGAGAAGATAAGCCGGGAATACTTATTGATTGTTTTATGACAAAAAGAATTAATCAATTTGACATTATAAGAGAAAAAACTACATGTAAAAAATTAAATGGACAAATAATTGAATTAAAGTCTGATTGCCAACAAACTGATTTAAAAAATATTAAATATTCTTCTATTCATTCTACGTCAATGTTTAAAATAGTTTCAGATGAAATAAAGAATGAACTTGCATATAATAATTACATTGAATATGATTTTTTCTCTGTTATAATTCCTACGATGTGGGTTTCTGAATATATTATTAAAATGCTTGAATTATATGAAGAAAATAAATTAATTAAAGAAATAATTATTATTGATAATGCTCCTGGAAATAAAAAAGATATTTCTAAATTTACCAAAGTTAAAATTTTAACTAAAGGTGAAAATATTTATGTTAATCCTGCATGGAATTGGGGTGTATCAGAAGCTAAATACAAATATATTATTATTGCAAATGATGATATTTTATTTAATAAAAATGATTTAGATTCCTTAATAAACAATTCAAAGGCTTTGTTAACTCCAAACATGATTATCGGAGCTTATGACAAATGTTTTAAACAAAAGGGTCTTGATGTGTCTGGGTTATCAATAGTTCCTGTAAATGAACGCAATTGGGGTTTTGGAACATTTATGATTATGAAAAGAAACAGCTATACTTTTATCCCTGACGATTTATTAATTTGGGAGGGAGATAATATTCAGTTTGTAAATAATAATGCTTATAATTTTAAGGGAATAGAAATACAAACCCCAATGGGAACTACAATAAGAGCAGAAGGACTTAGGAATATTGCAAAAAAAGATGTTGAACGAGCATCTAAATATGATTTTAAAAAATTAAAACGAAATTATTAAAAATGGAAACAACTAACTTTACTCATTTTAGAAATCTTTTTGACAAATATATCACAAAAGATATTAACAATATGCTTGTACTTGGATGTGGGGAACTACGTTATGAAATGTATCTAAATGCAAAACATATTCTCGCTGTTGATTGGGCTGACAGTCAACTCGAAAAAGCAAAAGAAAAAGCAATAACTTTAAAATATGATATTATTGAAATATGTAATATTATACCGAACAAAAGTTTTGATGTGGTTGTTATGTTTGATGTATTGGAACATATTACAAAAGATAAGGCATTGATTTTATTGTCTGAATTGAATAATAAAATTACAAAACAAATTATACTGTTTACTCCAATACAAAAAGATCTTGGATATACACAGGAAGAGGTAAATAAATTACAAAATGAACGTAAAACAAATAATCTTCCAATGGGCTATCACTTATCGCTATGGACACCACAAGATTTTGAACAACTTGGATTTATTGGTGAGTATTCTGAAAACTACCATGCAGAGAAAAATTTAGGGGCTGTATTTTGTGTTAAAAATTTGTAATCTATGAAAAAAATAATCTCAATAAAAGCAGTAAGTCTCACAGATAAGAAGTCCACTTTTTTTCACATGGTTAAGGATAATCATAAAGAGCCAATGACTGATGAACAGATTGAGGAAGCGCAGAGAGAATACAACAAAGAGCTTTCAGACATTGGTTACTTCGCAAAGTTAAGAGTAGTCAATGCCTGAGCAAACAATTTTTAAACTCAAACGCACCATCGGTAATCTGAATAAAGGCGACCATGTAGTTATTATAGCTGCTGCTAAGTTGTGCTGTGGGTGTAAGTTTTTGATTAAAAAGGTGGATGAGGATATATTCCAAAATTGTACGGATGAGGATTTGAAGAAGGTAAAATAAAAAAAGCCCTTCATTTCTGAAAGGCTTTTAAAAATTGTTTTTTAATATCCTATCTTGGATATTCTAATTTTCTCGAAATAACAACACCTTCTTCGTTTTTAGTTTCAACAACCACAACGGCAGGAATAAATGCTATAGCTTCAGCGACATTATCGCCCTGTTGCGTAGTAACCTGAACCAAACAACCCAATCCTTCAATTTGCATCGCTTTTGTTGATTTCATCCATCCTTCATTTTTAGAGGAAGCTTTTGAAATTAATTTAAATAAATCGCCATTACCCCAAAATACAATATCTTTTACATTTTTACTTGCTCCGCTTGCATCTGTGTTGTGGAATGTTTTACCAACACAACCAATACTATCAACTTCTTCCAAATTATCATCAAAGTATTTCTTTGCCACAT